TTTAGCAATCAGTCTAACATGATAACTATCAAAGTCCATTTCTACTAAAGCTCCAGCTGAGTGTCTGCTTATAAATGCTGCTCTAGTACCATCTTCTTTGTTCATTGCCGCATAATTGAATCCACCATATGCATTGCTTGGTCTACCTGTTGTGGTATGATAGTTGTATCTGGAATACACTCGATTGCCATTAACTAGTTCTGGCATACGAAAAGTGCTATTAACTGCTAACCCATTTTGTTCTATGTCAGCAAATGTTCTGGGATACAACTCATTGAACTGTTTATATGAATCTGTAAGTTTTACATTTAATATCATTGGCCATGCATAATGCCTAATCTTTTGACACATTGCCAGATGCTGTTGCATTGGTATTACTGAATTTACTTGAGATAATGATTTTAGTCTACGCCAATAAAATTCATGAGCTGCGGTTGGATAGTGGGTTTCATCATATGGTTCATTGTAAGTATACCACCACAAAGTCTTTACATCCCATACGGCATCGTTTCCACCGGTTTGAAGCCATCGCTTCTTGTCATGGATATATATATCAGTTAATGCTAAGAAGTCCTTAAGATATTCGTTGAAGCCCCTTATTTGTTCTGTATGATGTATTGGTACTATCCACTCACTATCATCTTCACAATATATATACAATGCATAGATATCTTGTATACACGTATGAGTGGTTGGGTTTGCATAGATCGGAACTAACAATGTCTTGTTTTCTGCTATTATGTTCAGGCAGGTTTTAACATCAGATTCATAGTCCACTATCATATACAATATAATAGTAAAATAATTTTACGAATCCAATCCGTTTATGTCTGTGGGTGTTATGAAGTCTACGTCGGTGTAATATTCAAGTGGATTAGACAATTTAATACTAATACCTGGCATTCGTTTTGTAGCCAGTTTGATTTGATTTAAATTTTTTGTTACTACACCGAGTAATTTAACTGGACCATTTGATGAATCGGTTTTCTGGCCGGATATATACCATGGTAATTTTATTGCATTATACATTATATTATCAATCTGTGATGCTTTCCATTTATCAAATTGCGATTGATCTATTTCTATAATATTCTTAGAATTTTGTTTTTGAATAAAATATCGTATAACAAAACCTCGGCTGATATCGGATGATGTTATACTAACTGGTTTTAGAATTAGTGATTGAAATGTTACATTTATATCTGGATTCAATTGTTTATATTTATATCGATCAGTATTCAAATTCTCATACGTAATTAATTTACGAGATGTATTTCGATTCCAACTTGGTTGACTATATATTTCGCCAGTTGTATATTTATGATATAATCCAATATATTCAACACCATTACTATACATTAATTCGTTATTAAATGCATATAAATTATTGGTAATTTCATCCGCGCCGTAATATGACTTTTGTCTACTCATTTTATATTTGGCCTCATTATACAATTGACACCCGTAGTCCATTGTCCTTGTGTTGTTACATTGTGTGTGATTCCAATTATACTAAAAACAGTATTAACTTTATATCTAGACGGCAATGCATGAAATATAAGAACATCGCCATATCGTAATCCATTAACGCCGTCAATTGTAAAACTGGCCTGAAATGGAAATACTGGTGCTGATGCTAGTTGCGACGCTTGTATATTTGGAGTTGGAAATTTCATGTATTCATATAAAGCTTTACGCAATTGTAGTTGAGGGGCTTCGTCAGTTGGATCATTACCAAAATTTAATTTTGCTGAGGTTAATGCTTCTATTTTTGAATTATAGTTTTGTTCATATTTTTCACGAAATTTATTAATAGCATCGGCATCGCCAGCTCCTGCTGTATACATAAAATTCATAAATGGGGCAATGTCATTTTCTGATATAGCATCTGATGTATTTAAAACATATGATAAATTTTTAGCATTTTCTGGTAATGATGCACTAAATTTAAAATCTCGGCAGATAGTACCTTCTGGGTGATTAGCAAACATTGGTACGATATATGGTTGTACGGGATCTGGATCGGTTTCTTGTAATGGTATGGTTATTGTTTCACCGTTGGTCCAAACAAATGAATGGGATTCTTGGACCTCGGATTTTGTCTCTGGTATTGGTTTTAAACACTTAACATCTGCAAATAATAATGCATCTTGGAATGTAGGATGTGTTACTAATTTTAAGTCAATTGCTCCTGCTGTATTCATGTTAATATATGAAGAAATTTCTGCTAAAAATCCTTTTATAGTATATGCAGTATTACCAGTATTACTTAATTTAGTAACAATTGAATTAATTAGTGATAAATTAATAAAAATTCTAGATGGATATAAAACCCTCGTTTGCTGTCCGGTTGAATCTTTAATTTCTTCCCATACTCCTGGCCATTCTTGGCTTGCAGCTGATATTATATTTTGATAATATTGCAACCCGCCATATGAATTCATACCAGATTTATCACCTGGGGTTTTTGGTAATAATAATATGCTTTCAGGATCAGCGGACACTAATTCACTATAATAGTTGCTAATAGTAGTTAACTCATTACACATTATTAATGGTATTGCTGATGAAGCTTCTCCACCAGTTTTAGACAAAACCCGACCATTGATAAATTCAATTAATGCACCTAATGTAATATATCGATAATCATATATTGATGTTGAGTGTATATTTTCTGGAAGTACTGGATATGGATCTCCTTTTAACACCCACTGATCATTTGTATCTACTGGATTATAATGTGATTCTTTTAAATCTAATTTCGACAAAACATCGGTAGGTAATTTTTCAGTTGTATTAATATCTAGATTCAATATATATTCAATTTCATTGCCTTCTGCATACGCTACATCTGATATTGGAATAATGTCATTTTCAGCAGCCGTCAGCAAAATATCAAGTGCAATGTTCTGATCAACAATATCATATAAATTTTCATAAAATTCTGATGTATAGTTACTACCAGTTTCTGCAGACACGGTTTCTAATGTTGTAGTATTTTCTGGATCGGCTATTTTTTCTTTTTCTTCTTTCTCTTTTGTAGCATCAGAATTTTGAAACATTGATACATCAGTGTATACATTACTAGTACCAGTTAGTTTAATTGACGCATTAACTACCCCATCTTTGTCATATGAAAAATTAAAATTAGTTATTAATCCTTCGAATCTATATGAATTAATTCTACGAGCATCTAATTTTAATTTTTCTAGTTGGGTATCTAATAAATTCGGGTATAATGTTTTTAATTTATCTTGGTTTGGCAAAATACTTGGTAACAACAATCCACCATGGTCTGAGTCTCTAGTTATAACGGCATTTTCAGGATGCGTTATATCTATACGAACATATCTGCCAGGTCTAAAAAATACGTGTTCTATTGTATCTAAATCTCGATCTACATTAGGTATAACTATATTAATATCTGCTTTGTTTAATAAACCAAATGAATGGTCGCCTATATTTACAGTTGCGTCTGAAATATATGGTCCTACCCTTCTCGATACGTCTTGTATTGTATTTTCTTTAGTATAAGCAGAACCGGCGTCGTCATAAAGTAATTGATCTTGTGTATATGATGGATCAGATAGAAATGTATTTGGTTGATATCGTGAGCCTCGTACTTCTGCACCACCCAATTCATATACTATGGCACTTGTGCTTCCACTACTTTCATACGCAGTTAATTTTACATTTGCAACTTTACCTAACATATAATCTAGCGATTTATTAGATCGATCGAACATACCAGCTCTTCCTCGAGCGTTTAGTTCTGTTTGTAAATTTTTATCTACTTCAGTATAAAATATATTGTAACTCATCGATCTTGATTTGTTTGTTTAATTTGGTCTAAAATATTATTTTTGCCGGGAATTCTAATACTCGTATTTTGTGGCACTATCCAACTTCCTTTACCTAAATTATTTGCTGCAGCTATTATCCACCATAATGCCGAATTTTGATAAAATAAATGTGCTAATTTATCTAAACGGTCTGTGCTTGTTATTTGTATATATACATCATCATCCGATATATCTGGATTTGGTATTATTGACGTTGCCAATTTACGGTAACCGTCGTTGTCTCGTATTATTGATGTTGTTGAATATCGTCCCATTATTGTCCCGGTTTAGCTAATTGTTTCCTTGCCTCTGTAAAAGAGTCTTTTCTCGATAATGTATCATCGTCTGCTCTTAAGCCGCGGGCTGTTTTTCTTTCTGCTTTTTTACCACGGAATGTTTTGTTAAACTCTTGTGGATTTGGTACTGTGCTTTTAGAATCACTTAACCAATTATCATTGCCTTGTATCGATTTGCCATCGTCTGTGTATTTTTTTGCCAATGACAAAAGTCTTCCATTATTTTGCGGTATATCATTTCCAATAATATTAAATTGACAGGTTACACTTACACGCATTGGTGTTTGCATATTTTCTGGATCATTTTCAATATTAATTTCCCATGGTGTATCCATTCCATATGTATATGTTACGCTAGTCATCACTATGGGTTGCTGGTTGTGGATATCGCCAATTGTTATTCGCATCCATGGACCGATCATTGCAATACTATTACTGTCATATATTGGTGCAGTGTAACTTGCAAGTGCGTTTAATTTTCTATATATTGGCTTTAATTCATCCCGATCTGTTGCATATATATCAAACGCCAATGAGCCTGCTCTAGAAAATCCACCATAGTGATAATTGGGATCGGCTCGACCTACCATGTTTACGCTACTCCAATCAGCTGAGAATGAATCGTCAAAACTTGTTATAATAGCTCTAAATGCCATGATATCGTCTTCCTGATCTCCGCCTGGTTGAATTGTAGGCCCGGTAAAATAAAATTTTATAAAATCTTGCGTAACTCCAGTTCCTAAAAAATCGGTAATTTTTCCTAGAATTTTAGACCGTTTAGGCATCCATCTATATGCTGATTTTAATGTGCTTTTTTTATAATCAATAACATTTACTTTATCTCCTCTAAATGGTGTTGCTCGTTCCAACGGATTAATTGTAGGAACAAATTTACCTCCATTATCTTCTTTACCTTTGTCTATTCGACGGAGGTTTGACTTTTTCCATTTTGTTGTTACCATACTTCTAGCAGTAAAGTCTTTTCGTAATGCCCCAGGATCGTCATGATCACCAAACCCATATGTTTGTTTTATATTAAATACAGAATATGCTCCTGCTGGCGACAATGATGCTAGAGCATATTTTCCTGCTCTAAAACTACCTCGTAGTGTAGCAGATGCTCCGTTGGCGTTTAATGAACTTATACTGTCTATAATTTCCTTGCCAGGACCAGATTCTGTGCTTATTCTGTATCGACTTCTAAAATCTTGATATTTAACCCCTGGTACAACAGCCCCTAGTTTAAATGATTCAGCCGCATTAAATGCACCACGTGGTGGTTGTGATGTTAGACTGTCAAATGGCAATGTATTATATGTAGTCGAATAATGACCCGAATTCAGTAATGATGATCCTATACTAGATATACTACTTAAACCTAAAGTACCTCCTAATATATTTCCTGCTAATTGAATTCCTTTGTTTTCTATTGTACCTCTGTCTATGTTGCTTGATATAAAGTTATGTGGTATTGGTGATGTTGTTTTAACAGTAAATGGCTTAATAAATTGTGATGGCTCTTCTCGTGTCGGATTAGTATATGAAACATTTGGTAATATGTCATATGTATTGTAGTTTCCTAGTTGTAATGGTGTTGTGAATTGACCCGAAGTAATACCCCGGCCGATTGTAGTTCGATACAACCTGTCAGGCAATATATTGAATGGACGTTGAAATTGTGATTCATTGCCAGTTGTTGGGTTTTCCATGTGTTATCCTCTCGTTCCGTTAAATGATGATGCTGGCTGATTTATTATTGCTTGTGATAATGCGTTAATTGCTGCTACTACATCTCGGTTATCTGTGTTTAATGCCGTACCACCGGATGTATTAGCATTTGATACAATTGAACCATTGGCTGTTGGAACAAATAGTTCTGGTCCTTGTTCTCCAACTGTATATGATGCCCCGGCAGACACTGGGCCACCCATGGCAAGTTTAGGAGTAGATGTTATAGATGTTTCAGATGTGGCTCCGGTATAATTTGTAACCCCATCAACTGTTTTTTCAAATGCGGCACCAAATTCTCCATCCAGTATGTCTGTAAGTATAGCCATCCCGGTACTGCCAAACACAGCCTCGACGGCATTTTTCCCTAGGTTGGCTACACCTTTAACGCCCGCAGCTGCTCCCATAGTTTTTCCAATTTTAGATGTGGGATCGATTCCAGACATTTCCATTGCACCAACAAGGCTCAACACATTGCTTCGCAGTCCATCTTGATCATCTATTGCCATTAAACCAACCATTAATGATTCTCGTTGAACTAATAATGACTCTTTCAATAAATCTTCGGTAGTTCGAGTATCCATTTCTTTCTTAAACTTTCCAAATTCTTTGGAAGTCATTTCCCCAGTTTTTGTTAATTCTGCCGCAGCTGCTTCGAACGCGCCATCCTCACTATCAAGTGATAAAGAAATACCAGCTTTTCCTGCTTTTTCTAATATCATCTTCTTTTGAAGTGCAGATGCTAATTGTTTTTCTTCTATGCCCAATGTTTTTGCAAGTTGTTTTCTGGCAAACATATTGTTCTTAATATGATCGCCTTCTCGCATTACAATTTCATTTAATGTTTCTGCTTGTTTGTTCATGTCTCCTTGCAGAGCAGCTTCTCGCATTTTATTGGTTAAACTTTCTCCCTGGTCATTAACAAGTCTTCGGCCGCTTAATAATTGGTATTCTAATTCATCGCCAATACTAGATTCAATGTTTAACAGTTTATCGCCCATCTTAGCTATATCTTGTATTGAAAATCCAAATTTCTTTGCTTTCATTACCGATTGTTCTAGCTTGCCGGGTAGTCGACCATATTGAATTTGTATTTCGGAACCAGCTTCTGCTATCTGGGTAGTTATCTGTGTAAATGCGCCCATTGTACCGTCTGGATCAATCATATCAGAAAATGCTTTAGTAAATTTTAATTGCTGTGAAGCATTACCTTTCATTTGAGCAGCATATTGTGTATATGAATTAGTAAGTTCATCAGATAATCCAACACTTTGTTTCATTATGTTTTGAACTTGCATCATGCCTTTATAATGCTTGTTGTTACCTAAATTAACTTGTTTTAATGTTGGTAACATTTTTTGCATGTTAACTGCATATTTTTGCATTTCCAAATTGGATATTTTAAATCCACGTGGAATGTCTTTGTTCAATGCTGGACCTAACTCTTTAACAAAAACAGTGTTTAATTTGTTTGCGGCAGCACTGGTAATACCCATGCCTTTGTTAAGACCGGATATTCTTGTTTCAAAAAATGCTGCGGCTTCTCCTGCGCTTTGAAATGATGTTGATAAATCTTGATTTATCTTAACAATTGCCGAATCACCTAATTCTGTTACTAATTTTGTAAGTGAATCCTTTAACCCTTTGTTAAACTGAGCTCCGGTCGTATTTTCATTGACTGGCATACCCATTCTAGGTTGCTGCTTTAACCGTTGTATGAATTGTAATTGCGTCATATATTAATAAATATCAACGGCGAGGTTTTGTTGGAAGCGATTGTGATTTACTAGATTTTCGTTTTTGTGTAGCTGCGTCTCTATCCGATTGAATGGCATTGCATCGATCTATCCAATATTTTCTTAAGAAAATTGGCATATAATACACATCATTCCAGTTCCATCGACCTTCGCCGAACCAAATTAAATTAAAAATGTTTTCGTGATTTTGTACTCTGTCTTTTGGTCTAAAACCAAAAAAGGTCGATTCCAATTGGAAACACGGCAGAGAAGGTGCCTCCGTCTTCACCTTCAAAAGTACAACTATAATCTATTCCAGGAGTATTGTCTGCATAATAGGTTCTAAATTTTCTTGAATCATTTGCAAGAAAACTATAACGTATAAAGTTGTCAATGTGTTCTGGACTTCGGTTTCCATTTATTTCCCGAATGCATTGTTTTAATAAATCATATATTCCTGATTCGGATGTAATATCAATATCATATGAAAATTTAATTGTAGTATCACTATCTCCAATATCATATGAAAATTCTGCTTGATCGTCTGATATTAATTCGAAAGGTTTATATGATAAGTCAGATAGATTAACAATACGTTCTAATTTTTTTTTGGTTTTAGGATCAGTTATACTTACTGGATATTCTGCTCCATATGCTAATATTCGGCTTTGTATTAGTATTGCGTCTCGATCGGTCGATATTATATCTTTAATATTACATTTAGACATAATAACCGATTCCAATAATTTTTCAAATACAACTCCACTTTTAACATATGATACATTGGTAAGTATATCTTCATCATATGCAGTCATGTATCGTATTTCTACTTGTCCTGAACTTAAAGGATTTGTTTTTGCATATACTTTACCACCACTTGGTAATTCTACAATTTCGGTTGGAAGTTTGCTTTTTTGTTCGGCGTCATATCTAGATTTTGCTTGATCTATAATAGATTGTTTGTCTAATCTGGTTGTCATTTTGTTACTCATTCAGGTCCTTCTTATAACTTTATTATAAATATAACAAACAGTAAAAAAGGTAGAGAATTATACTCTACCTTAATTATTATATTTTTAAATATTATTAGAAGTTTAAGAATGCCCAATCAAATCTAACTGATAATTCAATTTCTTGAACAGCCTCTGCACTCCAATCATATGTTCCAAATGCTGCCGAAACTATAAATGCACCATTCAATACCCATTCTTCGACAACCTCACCTAATGGAGATAATTGTGAAAGTTTTAATTCTTTTTTATAAAATGACGAATACCCATCTCTACCAGTTGCAGATTCGTGATGAAGACGTACCCATTCCATTACTGCTTGTGCGCCACTAGGAACTATTGCATCATACAATGTCATTGAAATAGCCTCCCATTCACTTTTACCTTTAAGGTAACGTTTAACGTTAACCATATCTAATGCTACTTCACCATTGTTAAGACTAGGTTTACCTGATGCTTTAATTAAATACGCAGGAATTCCAGTGTCTGCCATTGACAGTATAAATTGATGTTGTCTTTTTGGCTCCCATGAAAATGCATTGTCAAATAATTGACTTTCTTCTGCAGCTCCTAAATTTCCATTTAATTGATCTATTAATGCCATATTGGTCCTTGTTTATTTTAATATAAATATAACGAACAGTAAAAAAGGTAGAACCGAAATCCTACCTTTTTAAAATTATTAATAATATTATTCTGGGAAACTGGCTCCCGTTGGTTGAATATTAAAATCTAACACTATAAATTCTGCGGTTCTGGTTGGTTGCAAGAACAACTGGCCGTATAAGATATTCTGATCTATTACGTCTGGTGTGTTATTACTATCATCCATTATAGCTCGGAATGCATATAATCCTTGCTGTGATTTTACTTGTGATAAATATGGATTCACAATGCTTAAGAATCTGTCTCGAGTGGTACTTGTGTTTTGCTCAAATACTAAATATCTAGTAGACGATGCAATAAACTTTTTCACTGCGATAAGCAAACGACGCACACTTACACGGTCTAATGCACTTGGTCGAGCTTGGAGGTTCTTTTGCCCCCAAATACAAATTCCGTCATTAACAAAGTTTGCAATAGGATTAACACGTGCTTCATACAGGTCATTTCTATTAGATTGTGATAATCTAACATATGTATCCGTTGCAGAAACAACTCCTCTATTTAATCCAGCTGGTGCATACCATGGTTGGCCTACTGCATCATTAAATGCTAATACCCCAGGTAATACCACTGATGGTGGAACCCATAATGGGACATTTTTACTAGGATTAAGTATTCTAACCCAAGGCCAATATGTTGCTGTATAATTATTATCTAGTGTCGTTACTTGACTCGTTACTGTGGCAATACTATCTGACACTGGATTACTATCCATTACATAGAATGTGTCTTGCCTGTTTTGAACTAAATTACGAGCGGCATTTGTTACAGTACCATGTAAACTATCAATGATACCTGGTGTAACTAAAAGGTTCATATCATAATAATCAGTGTTACTTAACAATGTAAATGCTTTATTATATGATTTTGTTCCAGTTGCGGCTGCGGTACTACAATCAAATCCAAATGTATTTGTGGATGCAATATTTGTACCGTTATATTTTGGTAAGTTAGGACGAGTACCATCAAATCCACCTTGGAAATTAACTATGAACTTTCTAGTAGCAGTTGCAATATTGGTAGTAAATGTACTAGCAACAAGTGCTGTTTGCAATGACCCACTATATGTTGCTGCTGATGATGGGAACGATGATCCAGAATCTTGAAGCATATCTCCAAGATAAAAGTCCGAACTTAAACCTGTTGTGCTTCCTGATGTTGGAGTTGGGGCTAAATAGTTTAAATTGTGAGTATCAGTATAATCAAAGCCAAAATATACTCTACTATTATATCCATTCGATACTATTTGAGATGTTTTATAAGATACAGCTTCTAAATTAAATGATGCAGACGCATTTGCTATAGGAGAAATTGGTGCTTTAAACCCAAATGGAATCAACGTTTTATCATTAGTTGAATTCTTAACACCATCGGTTACCTCAGTTCTAATAAATTGTGAAAGATTTGGATAATCGCCATTTACTACAACATCGCCAGCATCGCTAACTGTTTGATAACGATCGCCAATTATTCTGGCTACATATCTAGGTGAATTAGCATCTAAATTTACATTTAAAAATGTTTCAACTATATCTGGAGTTTGATCTGTGTCTTCGGAAGAGTATGGAGAGTTATCAATATTATTAGTATTAACTCTACGCACTTCAACGGTAAATGTTCCATATCCATTTGGATCCGAAACTTCCGATGCTATTCTAATGTCTCTAATTCCAACCTTAACCTCAGCATTAACTGAATTACCATGTGATATCGTATGGAATTTAATAAGATTTTTTGCAGTGCTACCAATTTTTTGAGATGTTATCCATGGAGTAGCTGCAGTTTTAAAATCTTGAAGATATTCATAATCAGTCATTTTATGCAATGTCATTGTAACATCGCCAATGTTATTAAATAACGTGTTTAACGCATTTTCATTTTCATATTGAACATATACTGGATAATCTACTGATTTAGGAGACTTTCCAAATATTTTAGATAAATAATCATTGTTTCTACTATTAATAGATGATGATATAAATGTGTCTTTACCTACTAAGAATGATCCATCAAATCCAATTGCCGTATCAGCGGCTGCAACATATGATCCTGATAATTTAATTTCAAACGATCCCGATACATCTGCATTGAATTGAGCTTCGTCAAAATAATTAGCATTCACAACACTGCCTGCACCTAATACTGGTTGAGTCGGATGTAGAACGTGAGTTACCACTTTTACCGATCCTGATTCTGCCTGTATTGCTATAGCGCCGTTTGGTATTTCGTAGCCATCCTCATATAGAAGACGTGTTACTGTTATTACATTTCCATTTCTTAAATAGTCATTGACTACATATGGAACATATGAATCGTCTGTAAATGATCCAAATGTTTTTTCAAATTCACTAAATGATGTGATTTGCGTTGGTATTAACGCAGGACCTTTTACGGTTGGTCCTATTACCGCCGCACCTATTTGTGCTACTCCGCCAGCTAAAAACGATTGATCAACTTCATTCGTAAATACACCGGGTGAGACAATTCTTTCTGCCATTTTTATACTCCTTGATTAGTTTGTTATAAATATAGGTATATACAGGTAAACCTATACTTCTATAAATGTTCCAGCATTGGTATCAATTTCACCTTCTCCGTAACGTTCTCTGAGTTTGACAATTAATTCAGATTCTTGTTGTTTTAATGTTTCAATTTGCTGCAATTTATCCTGTTCTTCTGATTCAACTTGGTCCAGTCGAATTTTTAAAGCGTGTCGCTCTATTGCAATGTTTCCTAGTATGTTTGCGTTGTCTACATATCCCTGTTTCAAAGTTTGAATTTGTTCTAGATGTTCTTTGTCTAATTTTTTTGTTGCCATAGTTGTTTCTTATATTATATAGAATTATTTTTCATTATCCAAATATACTTAAACTGTATATGTAATAACATAAGATGATTTTCTAACTGTAACAGTTAATGTATTGTCAATAAATTGCACTGGAGTAGATGGATCATCTATTCCGTTATTTAATGTAAATGGTCCATTTGGAGCTGTCTTTGCATTAGTCGGAAAGAGTGTAATGGCACTTTTTCCATTTGTTAGTGTTAACTGTCTACCACCACTTTTGAAAGTTTCATTGTCCATTGCAGTCGGCGTTCCGCCATTGATTGATATTTTATATGTACCAGTACTGGCTATGTGATGCGTAATTGCGTCTTTTAATTGAGATGATAATACTTGGAATCCAGGATTAGCCAATGTTATTTCGAATACTTTACTAGCTGATGCAGTAACTTGTGTTGCTATGATAGTTGGTGCGGCTTTTGCAAAATTACTAGCTTCATTTGGTCTAAATGGTCCAGATTCATTGTTTAGGAATTGTCCTTTTCGTATTTCAGTTCCTACTACAAACATTTGGCCAGGGTCACTTTTAAATGAAAGTGTAACAGCATCGCTTCCCTTTTCTTGCATTGTGTAAGTCATTCCTCCTAATTGGAAAAATTCACGTGAAGGTTTTTTAGATGTATTAGCATCTGTTTCATTTGCTCTGCCAGATTGTATTTGAGCTAAACTTGCTGTAGATTCAGTTATTACTTCACGAATGCTTTTAAAATTAGATGAATCACCTCGAGCCAATCTTTCTGCTTGAACCTTATAATCTTCTTTTACACCTCTGTTAACTGATTGTATTTGTGTTGTTAAATAGTTAGCATTATATAATTCAGATCTTGATAACTCACCTAATTGTATACGTACGTTATCTAGTGATGTTTTAACAGTTTGTCGTGCGGTTGTGTCTAAACTTCCTGTCGTCGTCCATGCGTTACCATTTGGCAGCTTAACTTTATCAAAAAGAGTTGCAGGATCAATTTCAGTTTTAGCACCTGAAGTTTTACTAATTTGACGAGCAATTGATTTATATCCTTGAACTTTAGCACTATTAACTGTAAAGTTTGTACCCCTTTCACTTTCATCTGCACTTTTCACTGCACTGCCTACCATTTCTGTTACGCTTTCTAAATAGGTTGCTATTGATTGGGCTGCTATTGCTGATTGATTATCAGATAGTATAGATTCTGCTACATAGTCTTTATTAAGCATTACGTCTTTATCTGCCACATCGAATTCTATCCCAAATAATGTGCTTGAACTTGCAAACAATAAATCCACAGCTGTGTCGACAGTTAGGGTTGCATCTTCTTCTTTGAGGTGATATGCTAATGTAGTTAATGGGGAAACTGTTTTGTATTGAGGAAACCCTTTTAATTCACCTGTAAATGCTACTCCTGTAATTGAGTCAGTACCACCTGTAACAGTTATTTCTGAAGTTGGGGTTTGTGTGAATGTAAAATTTCCTAATGTGTCGGTAGTTGTAGTTCCAACATCAATTGTAACTGTTGCTCCCGCAATTGGACCGTCACTTGCATTACCAGCAAAACCTCCGCCGCCGCCACCGCCGTTCATTAGCTGTGCTTCTAAAAACCAGTTTTCTTCGGCTCTTCGTTGATTTTCCCAAAGAAATTGTTTTTTCTGTTCATGCAGTGGTAATGATTTTATTTCTGATTTTGTGCTAAATTCTCGCCATGTTATAAGTGCCATTTTGTTTCTTTTATTTAATATAAATATAACTATATAATAATATAGGGAGTTATATTTAGTTTAGTTTTCTCGTTCACCTAATGTCCATTTGACGAAGGTTAAGTTAGTATCAACAATGTCTAAGTTATTGGCATTTGAAGCATTTATTACTCTTATTAATATTAAATCTCCTTCATAGAAGCTTGATATATCTACTGGTGATAATTCAAATACTTCAATGGTATTATTAGTGTTGGGTACAGCAACACTAAAAGTTGTAATAGGTACGGCTGCATCATTAAAGTCTGTAGTATTAGCTGAGGTTCTAGCCGTTGGGATTTGTCCACCTGCAGGATCATTGACCTTTACTCCAGTTTGTTGAACAATAGCAACTTCTACTGTTGCGGTTATTGCATCATTCGATCTAAATGATATTTGAATATTCATTGGATATGCTGTGCAAACACCAGCTGGTATTGCCAATTGGTTGTAGGCAGTATCCGCACTTGAATTCATTCGGGTATTCATGATCTTATGATCCCAAGTACCATCATTACCAATGTTAGCTAATACGGGATTGGCTAATCCATCATCACCCCAAGTGTTACCTACAATTGGGACCGTTTGTCGAGATAATGCCTTGCCTCTAAAAGATAATTGGCCTTTTGGGTTAATTAGGGTTGTGTTTGGTGTGTATATAAATTGTTCGAATACTGGTGATGTTGTAATGGGATTAACTACTCTAATTCTACCCCATCTTGCTTCGGTGCTAAAAAGTGATGATGTTGCCCATATATTTGTTTTGACATTTGCAATAACTTCTTCTTCTGAGTCGTTATGTGAGAATACATTATTACCATAATTATATCCTTCTTTGCTTGATACTACTTGTGCACCATCTATAGGTACCCATGTTGAGGCTGTAGTATATATTTCTAATGCTAAATCGCCTGGTGAGTATGATCCTGTTGATACTTGTTTATATTGTAGTCCTGTAAAATATAAGTATAAATCATCTATAGTAGGGTCTTTTTGTGTATTACCAAAATACATTGCATTATTGCTTCCTGAGTAGGTAAATACAAAGGTTGATGAATCTCTAGATGTAGCTGCGGTGGTTACGTCGGTAGATACCCCACCCGATCCAGAATTTATAATTTTCATACCTTTATTGTAAGGTAATCCTTCTCCCGCGCCAAATTGAAATCCTTTATTTGCATGTCCTATTTCTAAGTCAGTGTAAACTCTAAATGCAGGATCTAGTGTTACACCATCATCTTGGAAGGAAAATGCATGGTTTGATGTTACCCAATCAGGGTTAGCAAATATTTTTGCTGCTTGCATATGGCCTGATACGATATTAAATATACTAGTACTAGATCCCGATATTCCCGATGCTATTGTTATGTGTTTATCTACATTGTCGTCGACATATACGTTTGTAGCTTGAATGACATAATCTTGACTGGCAACTTGAAATGCTTCTTGAACATTGAATAAATTAGTTCCTAAAATTACATTTGTTCCACCTTCTATATAGAAACTTGAGGATACGTTAGGATTACCTACATTTGTATTTACTGCTTGTAATCTTCCTGCTTCAACATGGTATACTTTATCTATAATTCCCCCGCCTGGGACATGGATTCCATCTGCTGCTAAAATTCCACCCTTTACATATGCTAGTTTAGAAAAATTTCCGCCGCCGTATCTAAACTCATTGTATATTAATTTTGAAGTAGTTGCTGTACTTTGAGATATTTCAAATCCAATACTTTCACCTGTACCTTTTAAAGTTACATCATATATACTTGCTCCTCCTGGATTATCATAATGTATCCCAGCAAATGAGCCACTAGGGCATACTACAGAAAACCCAGATAATCTAGTACCTTGTTTTTGGGTAATAAACCTAGCTGAGTTGTTTGAGGCAGATATTGTTGTTGATGTAAGTCCAGTTAATGATGTAAGTGTTACTCCAGCAGGTACTGTAAATGGTGGTTCGATATATGTGCCAGGTTTTAAAATTACTGAGTCTCCTGACACAGCACCATTTAATGAGGATGAAATGCTAGCCCATGGTCTTTGTATATTATTAATTTGAGCCGTTGAATCATTTCCAGTTTCGGCTACCCATATTGTATTATCTATAGTAACGGGAACATCTGTTAGTCCGAACCCATCACCTTCGAAGCTTCCACTAAAAGATCCACTAAACGTTCCATCACCAGTAAGTGCAAATGAGGCAGAGACTGATTGTAACACATAACTTGCGGTCAATGCCGATGCTACGTTACCAGTTATTCCACTTCCATTTCCTACAAAATATCCGGCGGATGCTGTAGATGATATATTAACAGATCCGGTAATTTCAGCATTACCTCGGGACTTGTACCCGTTTTTTATTATAAATTCATTTGCCATATCTTTTCCCTATCCAAGATTTAGTTAATATATTTTTTTAAGGCATTGAGCCTGTATCAGTCCACTCTGTACCACTCATTAATGTTAAGCAATCTGCATGACTACCGCTCCATGTTAAAGTTACACTTTCATTTGAAATAAATGTTGGTGTATGATCTGTATACCATTTCAATACAAATTGAGTTTGGTCTATAGACTTTCTAACTGTATCGGCAGATGTTTCCATTACTTGGGAAAAATCAACATTGTCTATTGTTGATGTTAAAGCGGTTGAGTATGTTCTGTCTTCGTAGTGCATAGTGTTTCTTTTATATAAATATGTTAAAGGCCAAATCTACCGGCTAATGCGTTGTAGTTGTGTAGAACTTCTGTTGATGATAAAATACGATTATGAAAATGTACCGATCCTATTTCGCCATTGTAATAATCTGAATTATCAGCTGATTGGAAACCTATAGAATCAAATTTTGTTTCTCCAGTTCCTAAGCCTGTCAAATCATCTACGAATACTGCATCTTTATACAAATTAGCAGCATCTCCATTTCTAGTAACTGTTATATAAAACCAATCAGTTGTATTAGCCCAATTACTGCTATTGAAAGTAGGTTTGACCCATTTACTAAGACTAACAACCATTGCATTTTGTTGGTTTATATACCAAGCAGGTTGCCAAGCATTAGCATTATTTCCAAAAAGAGCCTTAACATTGTCGTTTGGGTCATTTCTTTTAACCCATATACCCACTGTAGAAACTGTACCTAAATTAGATGTTGAATTCAAAGCAATGCCCGTATCAACTCCATCGCAGACAAAAACTCCTTTATTATCAGTACTAAACATTCCTGTATCTTGTAAACTCCCAGTTTGAGACAAATTGATGGTATTATACGATTTATTAGTATCAGGAACATAACTTGCCCTATTAGCAGCATCCATATTGAATACTAATCCATCAGTTATTATTTCTGTTGTTATGCTACCTACTCTTCCACTCATAATCCGAACCTTGATTTTAATGCGTTGTAGTTATGTGTTACTTCTGTTGCAGATAAGGCTCGGTTATAGATGTGTAAACAATTTGCTTTACCAGTAAAATGTTGAGCTCCACTTAAATATGTAGCTCTATTTACAGTCCATGGAAGGGAGGTATTATTAATAGCTCCAGTGTAATTTGCACTTCCCTCTAATACCCCATTTTCATAAAAATCTAATTTAGTATTTGATGTATATACCCCCACCCAATAATTCCATTGATCTCGAGTATAAGTATGAGCTGTAGTTGTAGCTGCTGTACTACCTCCATTGGCTACGGAAAATTGAACTTTTGCAGCAGTTGTATTTCCTGCCCAAAACATATAATTTCCAGATTGGGCTGTATTAGAACCCCATTTACCCCAATAAGGTGCATTGGTTTCATTTGCCGAAAGATTAAACCATCCTGCCATTGTAAATGATGTTGTTCTATCAAACCCTATAGAAGTTGAATTGTTAATTGTCATATAATCATCAACCCCATCAAAATTCCAAATACCTGATGATTCATTTGAAAATCCTACTCCTGCTTCTAAACTTCCTGATTGTGATAAATTGGCTGTATTGAATGCAGTAGTACCAATTCGAGGATAACTTGCCCTATTAGACGCATCCATGTTGAATACCAATCCATCAGTTATTATAGGAGTTGTTATGCTGCCAAATTTCATAATCCAAATCTCCCTTTAAGTGCATTGTAGTTTTGAGTGACTTCGGTGGCTGATAAGGCTCGATTGTAGATTTGAGTGTTTGACATACGTCCATCAAAGTATCCATTTAACCCACGACCGATTAAAAAGGATTCTGAGCTATTAGTAAAAGTTGTTGGCATTGTGCCTCTATTTGTTATAATATCGTTACCACCATTTAGATATAATTTAGCACGATCATTATTAGTTAAAGTTCCATCAAAAACTAAAGTAAAATTATACCATTGATTTATATTTACAATAGAACTTGTATTCACATAACTAACCGTTCCAACATTTCCTGATTTTATCCAAATATATAAAGTATTTGCACTCCAATAATATAGCTGAAAGAGATCTGTACCTGATATTAAGTTCTGGCCTAATAATATTCGAAAGGATATATCATCAATGTAGGTCCATATTGAAATTGAAATTTGTGATGCATTTTTTATATCATTAATATTACCACAATCTACATAATCATTTGCACCATCAAATACAATACTACCTCCATTTGCACTATCAAAAGTAGGTCCATTTGTTAAAGTACCATTGTTTTGGTTAACCGTTTGATCTTTCCATGTAGTACCAGAACCAGGGTAACTGCTTGGATTTGCAGCATCAACTGCAAATACCAAACCATCTCGTACGATATTTGGTCCTCTTCTAATACCCATTATATAGCCTTTATAATAGTTTGTACTTTATATGATGCATTAGCTCCATATACTACAAATTGTGCTTGGCTTTGTGATATTATAACTTCAACATTTAAATCAGTTGTGTTTCCTATATCGGTTGTAGTGGTTTCAGTATATGACATATTGCTACCATTCCATATAGACATTACATTACCTGCTCTTGCATTTGAGGCTGAAACTGCTGTATATTCAAAAAATGCTGCAGCATATGAGCTTGTATTTAAAGAAGCTAATGAGTGTGTGGTTGCTGCTACTGTGTTACTTATTACAGCTGTTGTGTATAGTGATTGTGGTGATTTTCCTATATAAACATCTCCAGATGCAGATGCTTGTAGTACCGGGAATCCCGATATGTCATTTGCGGAAAACAATGTTCCGGTTAAATCATCATCTACGGAGAACAGTGTACCTACATCTCCAATGACACTAAATGC